ACGTTCTGGGCCGTGGTGTAAATGTGAGGAAGAAACAAAAATATTACCTATCTGTTGACTACGAGGCTGCAACAGATAACTTGAGGAGCATATGCTCACTCGCCGCTATCGACCAGATCTTCGAAGGCGCATCTATGGAAAATACAAAACTCCATAAGATTGCGCGAAAATCATTGGTCGGCCACAAAATTGAGATTTGGACGCACCCGAACGAGTCGGAATATTATACACAGGAGGAGTTGAAAGACCTCTTGGGTTTAACCCCGAAACGCGCGCGTGCAGCTGGATGGACGATCGTACACCTTGACCAAATGAATGGCCAACTAATGGGATCAATCCTCAGCTTCAATATCTTAGAAATTGTGAACTTAACGGTATGCCGATGGGCAAAGGAGATAGAGGCAGGGAGACCAATAGAATTACGGAAATGTCCAATTCTATGCAATGGAGATGACGCTGTAATGTCTGTCACAGCACTTGGTGACAGCGCATGGCAACGTATATCTGCGTTCGCAGGTCTCATACCTTCAATCGGTAAAGTTCTTCGTCACAAGCACATGCTTAATATAAATTCGACCGTCTTCAGATCTCATGACTATAAGTATGAAGAAATAATGTATCTAAACACAGGGTTGGCGAAAGGGCTGAGCAGGTCGACAAATAAGATGGATAAACCATCAAAATTGGACCTATTCAGCCAGGTCGACTCACTTGGGTCGAGACACAGAGATCTAAAGGCGAAGACACCAGCATATTTGTGGACGGAGGCGGACAAGATCTTCAAGCGGGCAAACAAGCCGCTTTTAGATGAGGTAAAGGTACCTTGGTATATTCCTGAACATTTAGGTGGGCTTGGGCTTGTAGGTGAAGCGTCAGAATTAGACTTGATTATCGCAAGAGCGATGATCAACAAACTTCTGAACGACGTACCACAACCTAAGATTATCCCACGTCAAGAAAATATCAAAGTACACGATTTCGTAATGAAATATTACCTTCCGAATACCCCACGAATAATAAGTGAAGTTACGCTGGGTCTAGAGTCGAAAAATAGCGCGGCAATGTCGATGCTATATGCCGCCGCTATATACTACCATCCACGTGAGAGCGTTGCGCCAGATAGTGATATTAAAATAGGATTCGCTGGGAACCGAAATATCCCTGTTGTACGAACAACAGAGCTATATTGGAAGCCAGGCGAACTCACTAAGCGCGCAATGGATACGCTCAAGCACAATCAACGTGTATGGACACAATATCAGCACCGAAGAGGTGAATATCATAAGCTCAAACCATTTATGGAAGTCACGGGAACTGTGCCAAGTAATGTCGTCATCGATAAAGATGGCGACATCACCTGGCCCGGAACCTACGACAACGTAATGGGGCTGGCGCCGCTGAAAAAATTCAAACAGCAGCTAGCTATGGAGCTAACGGTATCTGCCTTGGAGGAGAACTAAGAGTCATCGTTTCCTCTGGGATCGCATATAACAACTCG